CGTGGTAATAACGACAGGTGCTGGTGGTTCTGGCGGTATTGGTCATCCTGGTGCTGTAGGATCTAGTTTGCCTACGTTAGGTCAATGGATGGCAAATCCAAACGGCTCTATCACAAGGCAAGGATTCGTTGATGATGTGCTTGGTATTGACTATAAGCACGAACAGATGGCGCGTAATGCATTGTTTACGGATGCAGAGCAGGCCGAGATTCGCAATATGAAGTATGTTCTAAAGAATAACTATCTCAAGTTTGTGCCAAGAGAACTTGGTTATAATGAAAAGGTAGTTGTCGCTGGTGGATGTTTCGCATCATTTCTTCACAATGAACTACCGCATGATATTGATGTGTTCATTCTTGATGATGCTAAGACAAAAGAATATGTTCGGTATTATGTTGATGACGCGAGCAGAGGTAAACCTGGTTTGTTCAAGATCGGTAGTACCGACTATATGAACAATGACAAGATTGAATTTACCGCATTTGATATGAACAATAAGCTCCAGTTCGTTACTACATCATACACCACACGCGCGGAACTCATTGCTCATTTTGATATGGTGCATTGCTGCGTATCATATACACCGTACAATGATAAACTCTATATCACACGCGACGTATTTGATACGATTAAGAACACACAGATTCGCTCTAATCAGTGCGGTATTATGGAACTTGTTGCACCATGGCGTATCAGTAAGATGGAAGAGCGTGGTTGGAAAATATGGAAGGCATGACAGCATACCAACGCTATCAGGCCCTCAAGCTTCACTTCACATCCGACTATGACTTCATCAAATACTCTGGCAAAATCAAAAAGATATCCGAAGCGTCATTTCTAAAGCGCAAGGACCAATATCTCTTTCGCAAGATAGAGCGCAAATATAGCGATGATGATCTAACCAATTTCTTTGTCGCTAACTTTGTCTCGTCTGCTGGTGTACGATGGGTTGGTGATATGTCGGGGCCCGAGTCAGAGAAAGTTTATGTGGCGTGGTTGAAGCGCATGGAAACCTTCTCGTACCAGCTCAAGGAAGAACTAAATAAAATCGTTGATGATGTGGATGATCCGAAGTCTTTATTGAAGACGACTGGTGAGCATCCACAATTAATCAAACTCTATATGGGCAATAAGGTCTCTGCGGAAACCGTGATTGCTTTTGATATTGCCTTCAATGTGCTTGATGCATGGAACAAGGTAATTGGCGATACCATCATATGGCCTGAGGTGTATCGACAACTAAAGAAGTACAGGCCATTTGTGAGAGTTGATCCTGATAACATTAAAAAGATTATGCGTCAGGTGTTTTTGTCTTGACATTTGCACCAGAATAGTGTATAAATAACATGTTATTATGATTGAGTGAATAAAAAATCCATACAACACATACAACGGAGATACACATATGAATGAAGCATTTATGAACCTCAAGCGCAATCGCGAATCCTCACTTGAGCGTCTTACCAAAGAAATCAACAAGCTATCAACTAAGGAAACTGGTTCGTCTAAGGACGAGCGTTTCTGGCAACCTGAAGTAGACAAGATGGGTAATGGCTTTGCTGTTATTCGCTTTCTTCCTGCTCCTGCTGGTGAAGAAGTTCCGTGGGTCCGTGTTTGGAATCATGGCTTTCAGGGTCCAGGTGGTTGGTATATTGAGAACTCTTTGACAACCATCGGTCAGCCTGATCCCGTTTCTGAATATAACTCTAAGCTGTGGAATAGCGGCAATGAGAAGGACAAAGAAATTGTCCGTAAGCAGAAGCGTCGCCTCAACTATATCTCAAACATCGTTGTTCTCAAGGATCCTGCACATCCTGAGAATGAAGGTAAGGTCTTCCTTTTCAAGTACGGAAAGAAGATTTGGGATAAGATCAATGAGGTTATGAATCCTCAGTTTGAAGACGAGAAGCCTGTCAATCCATTTGAATTGTGGGATGGCGCGAACTTCAAGCTGAAGATCCGCAAGGTCGAAGGTTATCGCAACTATGATAAGTCCGAGTTTGAAGGCAAGGCTCCTCTTGCTGATAGTGATGAGGATATGGCTGCAATGTGGCAGGGAGCTCATTCACTTGAAGCTTTTCTTGCACCATCCAACTTTAAGTCTTACGATGAGTTGAAGAAGAAGCTGGAAAAGGTTCTTTCTGAACCAGCCGGCGCATCTTATCGCAATGAGGAAGATGTCCCTTTTGACCGTCCGACTACCCGTTCAGTGACTGCACCAGCAGTAGGGAAGTCGGCACCAGCTCCTAAGGCTAAGGCTGTAGATGATGACGATTTGTCGTTCTTTGAAAAGCTTGCTGAGGATGATGATTAATCGTAGGGAGTTTATTCCTTTTACCCTACGGCAACCTGGGAGAGCTTCGGCTCTCCCTTTTTTATTGGTGGTTCTGCAAATACTGTTTACGAAATTTACTCGTTAGTAATGGATTATCTGCTGATAGCGGCAAGTTTGGTGTGACGTTAGTATCACCACCTGCGCTCTTATTCTGCACATTATAATCATTCATATTTGTCTGTAAGATTTGACCTAACTTACCTTTATAACCAGCAGACTCGTCGCCCTCTGGTTCAATCTTAGTTGGTGCTGTTGCAGCAGGTTTTGCTGATGGTGCGCCAGCCCCTGGTACAGCTGGTGGATTTTCAGCATTACCTTCAGGCCCAGCGCCAATAGCAGCACCAAATGCTTTTGGGCCTGCTCGCATACCAGCCGCCGCTGGTGTTGCACCAGCCGCCACTTCAGCGTTCTGTTCAGCACGTTGTTCCTCTTTTGGTTTATATCTTACATCATTAGCTCTATCTTTATCATCTATACCTTGCATGTTTAACATCGCATCACGCGCAGCATTAGAATCTACGGTGGCTGTTATACCTTTTGCATGTGTTGCACCCATAGCATCTTCATCTTCTTTTTTATATTTTGCTTCCATGATGTTGGATGCATTTTGCATATTTGCGCCACGAACATCGGCTGCATTCATACCAGTTTCGCCACTACCAAGATTACCTAGCTTCTCAGCGTCTAATGCTTGTTGTAGAATATCTCCAGATTTACCTTCATATCCTGCAGCACCTGTCGTTTCACCTGTAGTATGGCCACCACCACGACCAAATGTAGCAGGATTTGTGGCATCGCGCAATGATTTTGCAGCCGCTTTCTTTGCTTCTACTGGTGCACCTGGTGCAGCCGCAACAGCTTTTAGACCAGCAAGTTCTTTTTGTCTTTGTTGATCCGCAGCAAAGAACATCGCAGTAGCACCAGGATCACCAGCTCTTTCCATATCTTGTTGCTGTTGAAACATAGCTTTAGACTTAGCGTGTGGATCAGGTGGTACCATCGCAGGTGCACCGGTAGTCGCTGCGGACGCAGTTTCCGCAGGTCTTCTCATTGGTTGTGGTGCATTAGTAGCTTGTGCGGATGCACCGAATGCGCCCGTCTCACCACCTATTGACATGTCGGTTGGTGTAGATTCGGATGGTCTTCTCATTGGTTGTGGTGCTGCGGCTGATTGTCTAGCAGCACCGAATGAACCGGTCTCACCTCCTATTGACATATCGGTTGATGGTGCAGTACCGCCTTGAGGAGCACCAGCGCCGCCTTTTGCATTTGAACCAGCAGCTTCAGCAAATGCGCCAGTCTCACCAGACATTGACATATCGGTTAATTGTGCGCCTTGTGGTGCGCCAACTGGTGGTGTTGCTTGCTGCTTATTCTGTAATGCATCCGCAGCATTTTTTTCAGCTGGATCAGGTTGCATCTTCTTATATTCACACCACAACTCATATAGTTCCCATGCTAATGCGGCCGAAGCTAAAAGTGTGACGGCTGTTGCAATCCAACCAATACCAGGAACAGCAAGACCAGCAGCCGCAGCTAATGCTCTCGCGCCTATTTTAAGAAATAGACCAGCAGCCCTTATCTTGACAAAAGCCATAAATCCATCCCAAACGGAGTTACCGCTTGGAACAATTGCAGTTGGATCATTAGCCGCAGCAGCAGGACCCAGCGCGGCAGCACTGATAGTAGCACCAGCACCACCAGTGAGTGATGGTGTTATGTAAGCAAGACTTCTGGTAAATTCTGTACGAGATGCTGCCAGTTCTTTGTTCAATGTTCTAAAACGGCCCGTCATATCACGGTCAACTTTAGCGATGGTCTTCAGAACGCTTGCAATGCTTTTCATAATCTCATTAGATACTTTTTGCAATTGCGTTAGTTGAATATTCAAACGCGACATAGAGTCCGCAAGGTCTCCCATTGAACTCTTGTTGGTCAATAGCGACGATGATGCTTTCTGCATATTACTATCCGCAGACTTGGTACTGAATGTTATTGCTGGTCTATCAAATGGTGTACCAGTTACGAGTTTTGAAATAGCCATTAAAATAACCTTCTAAGAGCAGAACCGATTTGCGCGCCGATCATAAATGGTGATATCATTGCTTCTGGTCGATATGTTGGTCCTGCCATTTGTTGAAATATATTTGTTCTAATGTCATTAGTAACAGTTCTATTGATGATAGCCGTATTCATAGGTGGACACGCACACGCACGATTCACAGCATAGTCTTGCGAAGCACCTGCCATTCTACTACCTCCGCCACCGCCAGGTGCACCTGCATTATAATCTGGTGCAGGTGCACCAGGAACCGATGTCGAAGGTGCTTGATAATTACTACCACCTGCCAATTGAATATGCACCGGATCACTACCACCAAATGGAAACGACACACCATACTTAGCAAGAATACCTTGAAACGCTGATCCTAATCCAGGATTAATATCCAAAGCTTGGCCTTTTCCGTGCGAAGAACCTCTACCACTTCCTGGAACTGTATACGATTGCCCACCAACCGTAACAACTTGAGTGTTTTGAGGTCTT